ACCCCCGACCTCAAGGTTATGAGCCTTGCGAGCTACCGCTGCTACCATCTCGCGATATATCTTAAGTAAAAGAACTTTCAAAGTAATGTCCCACAAAGATAAAACTATTTTTTGAAATAATCAAATGTCTGTGGGACATTTTTTTTTGAGACTCTCATCTCAATTGTTTCACAAAGTTAAAACAAAATTCTCATTTTGTCAAATATATATTATGAAACTTTTTTTGGGGATGTCCGTCATTTCTGACTGAATATATAAATATACCCAACAATTTCAAAAGTACTACATTTATATTGATAAGTCAAATTTTTTTAGAAAAAAGTTTAAAATAAGTCATATTCAACTATTATTTGTATTTATAGGTATGCAAGTTAGAATCAACGACAATACATTTAATGTTAAAACTTTAATAGACCGAAAATCAAAATCAATTGGAATGATGGGTAAAAGGTTTGATTCTACTTTTGATGGTGTACTATTTTTGATGGGTGGAGACAAACAATCTTTTTGGATGAAGAATTGTATCATACCATTAGATATTATAATCATTAGAAATAATGTAATTGTAAATATACATTATAATTGTCCTCCTTGTAATGGTAATGAATGTCCAAGTTATGGTGGAAATGGAAATATTGTATTGGAAGTTGAAGGTGGAAGTTGTGAATACTTGGATATTGAGCCAGGTGATGCAGTTGAATACTTACTTTGATTCTGCAATTTTTTCCTTAAGTTTTCTTTCAAACTCATTTGCAATCATCTTTGTAAACTTAACTGAAGGTGAATCATCTCTTTCAGAGTCATATCTATTTTGAGATTGAGGTGGTCTTTTACTTCTACCTAAATAATTTAAACCAGAAATGTTTGTAATACATTTGTGTCCACCTGAATTTGATTGAATTAAATCCCATGCATTGATTCCAATCTTGTCTAACATATTTCTATGTTCTTCAGTTAAATCTTTGAATGGTGTTTCCATCATATCTTGAATATGGTCCAAAACTTTTTCACCACCTTCTATAGTGGTAAACTTATCACCATATAACGCTTCAAAGTCTTTAAATGTAAATCCAATACTTTCAGGACCCACAGAAGTTTCACTAACCCACTTAATAGTTGATAGAGGAATTGTTCTTTGTTTTAGTTGGTCTTCCCATTTACTTATAACTTCTTGAGCAATTTCACCTAAGTTAACACCTTTTAATTCTCTTTCTTTTTTGAATGGATTACAAGATGCTTGAACCAATCCCATTGGCCATGCCATAATTAAAAAGTCTGCCTCAGGATTGTTTCTAAATGGTGTGTATCTATCATAAGAACCAGGTTTAAACATATTACCACCACCATATTGAAAAATGATACTATCACTGACTCTTGGATAGTTCTTCATATTTTGTTTATAATCTTCAGCGTTTTTCTGTAGTTCTTCAGGTTTAGCTGAGTTTGTCTTTTTCATCCAATCTTTAATACTATTTAAAATAGACATTAAAGATGGTTCTGAATCCATAACTAATGATTCTAAAAACCCTGGTTTATTTTTAAACGCCAACAATAATTTATTAATAACCAAACCTAATAACATTTTATTCTTTTGAAGTGGTTTGTCTTTATCTAATCGATAAATGTAATTAACCACCTCATCAGGTGTAATGTCATGTCTAGCATAATCAGCAGAATCAACAGTATTAATTAATAAAATGTCTGATGATGGAAACAAATCTCTTGGCGATACTACTTGTGATATTGTTTCTACGTTTGAACGAGCACCTCTAAATTGTTTTGAAGTACCTTTTTCAACTCCGACTTGTTTGTCGTGGTGGTCCGTATGAATTACGAACATTGGCTTACCGTGAGCAAAATCCACAAGAACTGGCATCACATCTCCCTGTGCGTCGTTCTTTTTAACTGAGAATTCTTTGTCACCGTATTGGATTATGTGAGTACCTACAACTTCAATACCATTGTTTTCAAGGTATCTTTTCATTGCAATTGCAGTTGTTACTCCATCCAAATCTTGGTGAAAGTATATTTCAGCTTTAGGATATCTTTTTCTTAAAGCTGAAATATCTCTTATTCCAGTTTCTTTAATTAACATTTTCATTAATCTAATCCAAAGAAGTGAGCGCCTTTATCAAGGATATCACCATAATCGGAAACACATTGTTTGAACATCTCTTTATCTTTATTTAACATCTTACCCATAGTATCTGGACCCCAAACTCCGTCAGCAGGATATACTCCGATTTTAGCCTGATAATTACTTATTGCTTGTGCTGATTTAGAGTTTGGATAATTACCAATACTTCCATCAATTACCAATGCTTTTCCTTCATCATCTTTAATACCTTTTTTATTTAAAAAACATTGGATTGCTCTATTGTAATTATATCCCTCTGTTTGTTCTTTAATAACTCGTTTAACAATTCTTGTTAAATCCGATTCTGTTAATTTTATGATTTTTTGTGCCATGTTAAAATTTTAAAGTTAATAAGTATTTTAATTGATTAATATCACCTAACATCTCATCTCTAAGGTTAAGTAAATCAGTATCATATCTTGGGTCTAATTGGTCTGTCATTGAAACTAAAAATTCAGTAATTCCGTCCATAAAATCTTGAACACTTAAAGATTTAATATCTTGAAACATAATTGAAAACTCTCCATTAAATTCAGGTCTACCGTATTTACCCATCATAGTCTCAGTAAATTTATCTATAAGTTCACCTAATGAATCATATATTCCACCATAAGCTCTATGCTTAGCGTCTCCAAATGTTTGCCAATGCAAAAATCTAAATTGATTTTGTATTTGGACTAATTTTAAAATTAATTCTTCTTTCATTTCTTATATATTATATTGCCATTAAGGCGGCGTTTTTTAATTGTCCACCAAAAATATCTGACATAAATCCTTGAATTGGGTCTGGTCCACCACTTGACGATGAAGGACGAGATGAAGGTCCTGATGATTGTCCCATACTCTGATTAGGAAGTGTTTCACCTATTTCTTGATTCCAAGTTTTTTGAGCTTCAGGTGTTTGAGAATACTCATTCCATTTTTGTTCGGCATTTGGCATTTTTCCTAATAATTCGTCAGGTCCTACAAAATTACCAAAACCTAACCAGTCCAAAAACCCTAAATAAGTTTTTGTTCTTTTCATTAATGACCTAGTTGCAGGATTACCACCAAATAATCTTGGGACACCTGCCCAAATTTTTTGACCTAAAGATGCGTCAGATTTCATATATTTTAACCATGAATTTCTTACGTCTTTATTTCCCCTAAATAATTTACCCTGTTCTTTTTCAAGAGATTTCATTAATGTTTGTTTCTCTAAGGAAGATAATCCTTTTTCAACGTTAATTATTTTACCACCTTTACTAATATTTGTTGGTAATTTAATTTCTTTACTTGCTTTAATAAAAATACCAACAAATTCTTCAACGGCTCTAACTAATGGTCCACCAATTCCAGGTACTTTACCAACGGCAGTTTTTAATACTTGTAATAATTTACCACCCCAAGTAGGTGCACTCTCAACCATTTTAGCAATTGGTCCTCCCGCAATTTTAGCAGTTTCCGCAATTTTAAATGCATCACCAGCAGCTACCGCTCCTCTAAATGCCTTTGTAGTTTTGCCACCAACTTTTAGTGCTCCAACAACAGGTTTGGCTAAAACATCACCCACATATGGAACAACTGAAATCCAAGATAATAATGCAAATAACTTATCACCCTGATTCCAATAACTAACTCCATTAACAAGGTCAACAACTCCTGTTGGGTCAATAATACCTACAATATCACCAATTGTATTATACCACTCAGATTCATTAATAGATGTCACATTTTTTAATGCTTGGTCTTTAGTAATCAAAGCGAGTTGTCGTTCAGTTATTAATATGTTCGCCATTTAAGTTATTTTATTAATAAATATCCATAAAACAAAAAAAAGGGTTTTTAAACCCTTTTATTTAAATTCCATTTCCATTTGTTTATTTCGGTCAATAAAGTGTTGAACTCTATCTTGAGCAACTTTACTGTAGTTTTCACTCAATTCTATCCCAATCCATCGTCTTCCACTAATCTCAGCCGCACATAAACTAGTCCCACTACCAGCAAAAGGGTCAAGAATTACATCGTTCTTATAGGTAAGAATCTTAATTGCTTTCATTGGGATATCCATTGAGAAGGTCGCCTTAGTTTGTTGTCTTGTATCCGCAAAGTATTCCCACTGACCATAAACCAAAGACATAAATTCTTTCTTATCATCATCCTGATATACCGCTTTGGTTTTTACGGTACCATCTTCCTGTTCCATGTCAACCATGTCAGCTTTCCATTGTGGTTCACCTTTAATTTTCTTAATCCTGTCTTTCTTATAAGCCAAGATAACACACTCCTTTGGATTGTAGATGTAAGGACTTGAAGGACTCATCCATGAACCCCAAGCTGTGGTCTTACTTCTGTGTGGTGAATTCTCATCAAGGTCAACAAGACCATAAAACTTAAACCCAACCTGTTTCATGATGGCCCAAAACTCTGACATGAACAATACTCGTCCACCTCTATCCTGTACGTTCACTTCGTATGGGATGTTTACAGCAATTCTACCATCATCTTTCAATGTGTTGTACGCTTCGGTCAACCATTTTCGTGAAAACTCCCAATAATCCTCCATACTCATTCTGTCGTCATGACTATCGTATTCGATTCCAACATTGTATGGTGGTGATGTCACAACCAAATCAACACAATCTAACGGTAATGTTTTCATTACCTCGATACAATCACCTTGTAATATTTTTCCTGTTTCTATCATATCTTACTATTCTTTAAATTATCTATTCGTCTTTGTAGATACCATAGAGCCTTATTCAGGTCTTGTAATTCTTTATCTTTTTCTTTTTTTCCCGCCCTTGAAATATATTTAACAGTATTTCCAAGATGGAAATCTAATTCCCACGCCTCGATAACTTTGATTGCTTCGTATGGATTGTCTTCCCCTCCGTAATGTTGGGGGTGATTTACTTGTTCACTCATCTTCTTTTTCTTTATAGAAACCAATTTTAATTTGTTGATGCATTTCTTCTTTTAATGCCTTGTTTTCTCTTTGAAGAGGTCTTACCATCATAAAATACATTATGATTAAATTTGCAACTACTGTAATCGCTAAAATAAAATACATCCAAAACATATTATTTTTTTTTATTATTTGTTTATTTACAAGGGTTTAATCACATAATAATCTTTTGCATAGATAGATTCTTCGATTAAATTTTCTTCAATAAGTTTATTTAATTCAACTCTTGCCTCATCCTCAGGAATTCTTAGGATATACTTTGCAATATAATCGATGTGAATAGGTTGTCTTAATTTAGACAATAATTTTTTAGTTGTTTTGGTATCCATCTGTTTAGTTATTATTTTTAAAATTTCTTCATCTGTATTACCTTCATTGTGTAAGTCATAAACCTTAAGACTTTCTTTATCTTCAAAAAAAAGAGCATCACTCTTACCGTAATACTCTTTCAATTTATTTTCATGAAGTAACTTTAAACTTCTTTCAATATTGATATGTCGTTTATTGAATCCCACGACACAAATATAAGTATATTATATTTCAGAGTCAAAGTTTTTTACCTTAACCATGTTAACTATTTGAAAAATATATGCGGTTATTTTTCGTTTCATGATTGGTACGATGGCTTGTTCCATTGGAAAATTCTGACTACATAACATTTCAAATACTGGTAAGTCTTTATAGTATTCAGTTTTGTTAAACTTGGAATGGTTTTCGATGATTGAAAGTAATGTTGTTTTGTCAGGAGTGTTCTCATATATCTTAGTTATATAAGTTTGACTTATGTTTTTATCTCCTCGTTTCTTTTTGATTTCATATTCCCAAACATAAACTTTATTATCCAACTTTCTATAATAAAAAACATATCCTGAACCCGCAGCCAAGTGTTCTTTATTCTTTTTGATTGAGATTTCAACTTCATCAAACACAATGTTCCAAATAGATTTTGCAATATTGAATGTGTCAAATAATTTGTTGTTTGAATATTTGATTGTCCTACCCAACTCGTCCTCCTCTTCTTTAGACATTTCTCTTGGCTTCTTTGGATACAAATCTTTTAACATGATTTCATCATCATAAGAATGAAATTTTTTGTCTGTAAGTAGGAGAGTATTTTCTTTGGATAATGATTGCATGTTTGCCAAGTGTAACGACAACTCAACAAAGTCAGGATAAATTTCAAACTTATCTAACCTCTGCTCGCATTTCTGTATGTAATCCAATAAAGTATATTTATTGTATTCAAAATCCAACGGCTCTTTTAACATCCACTCAGGATTTAGCTTAAATGCTATTTTCTTTCTTCTCCCCATACAACAATTATAACCAAATAAAAATCTTAATCAATTCTCATTACATAAAAGGTCACACCTTCAACATCGATTTCATCCGCACTTCCATCATAACCATTTAGTGTGGTACCATATCCATCTTCTTCAACAATCCCTTTAATGAACGCATCTTTGTCTATATACTCATTCATTTCTAATCCATACTCATTCATAAAACCTTCTACATCATTTTTTACTTCCTGAACTCTACTT